GAAGGGTCACGTTGATTGTTTCGACACGGAGCGGTTGGAAGTTATTGACTGGAAGACGATCAAACTGTCAGGGGTTCCGTACTTCCCTAGCAAGCAGCAGCGGTGGCAGGTTCAGGTGTACGGGTGGCTCATGTCGCTGGAGCGTGAAGTGAAAACTGTTTGCCTCGTTGGGATACCACGGGATGGGACGGACAGGGACATCGTGACGCACGTTGAGCCTTACTCTGAGGCGGTCGCTTTGGAGGCTTTGGGCTGGCTGGAGGATATTCGGGGCAGGGAGGAAGCACCTAGGCCGGAGAAGCCGAAGAAGTTTTGTAAGGATTATTGCGAGTTTTTTGATCCTACGGGGGTCATCGGGTGTCAGGGATTACCCCGATAACGGGGATTTGAGGGGTCTTAGGGGCGATTTCGTGGGGGGAGTGGGTGGATAGGGGCAGGATTTTCTTGGGGGGCGTAGGGGGGCTGAAAAAAAAGTTGAATTATTTTCGTGTACCCCTTGTAATTCCACGGGGGGGGCATGCTACAATTCTGGTATGGAAGCAAGGGGCTTCCGCGAAGGGAAAGAAATCATGACCACAACAATCGCCACCGACTTAGTGGGACAGGTTCGTTGCTCCGGCGCACATCACAGCGATTCCGCCAAGATTACTCGTTGCGAATCTTGCGGTCGCGAGATCGTAAAAGTCAGGAAAGGAAAGATAAACGCAAAGGTTTCCGGATCTGGATATGCCTTCACATGCTGGTCAGATCTTCACATTTGCTCAAACGAAGATGTAGAGGGCTGGACTTCAGAAAAAAATTACCGAATCGCGCAAGGCCAGATCGTTGCGGGTCAGATCGTTACGGTTGTTAAGGGGCGCAAGGTTCCTATCGGAACTACTGGTGAGATCCGCTGGATAGGCGAAGATTCCTACGGGAACATGAAGGTCGGGATCCGGGTGAACGAGGAAATGGTTTTTACTGCACTCAAGAACGTGGAGGTAGCGGCATGAAATCACCTCACGGATTCATCAAGACTGCTGGACGCGGCTCCGCCTACTGCACCAAGGGTGGACGATTCTGGATTATTAAAGTGCAATCGAAATGGCACTTAGTTCAAATGGGAAACAAGTCCGAAGGAGTAGAGCAATGCACGATCGGCAAGTTCAACACTCTGGCCGAAGCGGGAGCCTTCTACCGGGAGAACGAAGCGGTCGGGAACAACTGACCTCAAGCAAGCAAGCGAAGCCCTCCACCAAACGGTGGGGGGTTTTCGTTCGTGTAGAATGAAACTAGCAACGTGTCCGTGTGACCCCGCTCCTGCTCGTAGCCCTAGTGGTTCTTGGAGACGCGGGGTTGCCGTGTCTAAAAGGAGTGGGATGGCGAACTACAAAGTTCTCACCGGAATTGATTATGCAGGGAAACGCGCCGAACCCGGCGACGTTATTTCTGATCTGCCGAACCGCAGTGTCGCGTGGCTTCTGGATCAGGGAATCATAGAAAAAAACGAAAACGAAAAGCCACCTATCAAGAGTGAGCCGAAGTCTCCTAAATTAGGAGATGATAAATAATGCCTACCTTCCGTCACGGTAAAACAACCGCTGTTCTTTTGAACGGCACAAACATGAGTCCGTTTCTTAACGAGGCCACGACCACGACTGAAATTGAAACCGCCGAAACAACTACTTTCGGTGACCAAGACAAAACGTACATTGTGGGTTTGTCTGATGGAACAATCTCAACTTCTGGGCTATTCGATTCTACGGCTGGAGCATCTAACGATGTCCTGACCGGGCTGATCGCAACTGAGGACAACACGTTCACGGTTATGCCGTCAGGTGTTGCCGCGGGTAACCCCGCTGTTATTGCTAATGGGCAAATGACTTCTTACGAAGTTTCTAGTCCTGTTGGTGATGTCATTTCGATTTCCGCTGAGGTGCAAGCCGATGGCGGATTGCTTCATGGCGTTGCCCTGACTGGACTCGTTAATACGGGTTCGGCTAGTGCCACGACCACGGGGATAAACAATGGTTCATCCACGACTAACGGCGGATTATTTAATCTGCATGTGACCGCTAACAGTCGGGATGGGGCAGCAACAGTAAAGGTTCAGCATTCAAGTGATGATGTTACTTACGCTGATCTAGTTACATTCACATCCGTCTCCGCATCCGTTACGGTTGGGGAGTCGATTACAAGCACCGGCACGGTAAACGAATACCTTAGAACACTTTCCACCCTCGCCGGTTCTTCCGGCTCAGTCACCTACAACATATCAGCGGCAAGGAGATAAGTAATGCCTACTTTCAAGCATGGTAAAAACGCACAATTCGAGTTGGAAGGAACTAACCTTTCAACAACCCTGAACGAAATCAGTCTGCCTCGTGAAATCGAGACTGCGGAAACAACCGCGTTCGGAACTCAGGACAAGACATACATCGTTGGCTTGTCTGACGCTACCGTTTCGCTTTCAGGAATGTTTGACGCAACAACGAACACGGCAATCAGCACGGTTATTTCTAACCTGAAGTCCGGATCTATTGCTTCAGCATCTTTCACTTATGGCCCAAGTGGTTCCGTTGCTTCCTCACCGAAGTTCACGGGCGAGGCTCTGGTCACTTCATACGAGATCTCAAGCCCTGTCGGTGACGTAATCACTTACAGTCTTGAATTGCAATGCACTGGTGCTGTTACAGGAACCACTTACTAAATCTAATTGAATAAAAATATCCACGTTCCCTTGTGGGCTAACTAAAGGAGTAGAGAATGAATCTCAGAGACAAGATTATTGCGGCGCAAGATATTCCATCGGAAACTGTCGAGATCCCCGAATGGGGTGTTGAATTGCTCGTTAAGGGCATGACTGCTGGTGATCGTTTACTGCTCATGCAGAACGCTTACGATCAGGTTACTCAACAGGTGAACATGGCTATTGTTTATCCTGATGTCGTTGTGGCGTGTGCTTATGATCCGGAGACTGGTGAAAGTATTTTCTCCGATTCGGATAAGCCTGAATTGATGAAGAAGGCTAGCGCTGCTATTGAACGTCTTGCTGGTGTTGGTTTGCGTCTCTCTGGCATTGGTCAGGTTGAACAGGACGCGGCGGGAAAAGATTCCTCCAGCACCCTGAGCGAAGATTCCTCTTCGAGTTAGCAGAAAAGTTAAGTCGGACGGTGGGTGAACTGCTTCACGGTAGTTCATCCCACCGGCCGCTTACTTCCGTTGAAATGACGGAGTGGATTGCTCTATGGCATCTCAGGGCGTGGGAGCAGGATCAGGCGAATAAGAAAGCGAACCGTGGACGGAGGTGACAAATGGCTACTACCGTTGTAACCGCTAAGTTCGTTGCTGATACTTCTAGTCTTTCTTCGAAACTGACTGGTGTACAGGGTCAGTTGCAGAAAACTGGCACTCGTATGCAGGCGACGGGTGCTGCCGCTGCCACGATGGGTCGTCAGATGACGATGGCGGCTTTGCCGATTGTCGCGTTTGGGGCTTTGGCTGCTAAGGCTTTCGTCAGTTTCGATGACAAGATGACTCAATCCCTCGCAATTATGACGGGGGTTACTTCGTCTATGCGTACGGAGATGGAGAAAACTGCTCGCACGGTTTCTACTACTTTTGGTATTGCTGCGGATAAAGCCGCTGAGTCTTATTTCTTCCTCGCGTCTGCTGGCTTAGATGCTGAACAGGCGATGGCTGCGTTGCCACAGGTTGCGGCGTTTGCTAAGGCTGGAATGTTTGATATGGCTACTGCCACGGATCTTGCTACGGATGCTCAGTCTTCTTTGGGGCTGACCGTGAAGGATGCAACGGCGAACCTTGAGAATCTTACGCGGGTAACGGATGTTTTGGTTAAGGCGAACACTCTTGCTAACGCTACGGTAGAGCAGTTTTCTACGGCGTTGACTACGAAGGCTGGAGCGTCTTTGAAGGCTGTGAACAAAGACGTTGAGGAGGGTGTCGCTGTTCTTGCTGCTCTTGCGGATCAGGGTATTAAATCTCAACTTGCTGGTAATCAGTTAGCGATTGTTATGCGTGATCTTCAAACGAAAGCGATTGAGAATAAGGATGCTTTCGCTGAGTATGGTTTAACTGTTTTTGATGCTAGTGGCAATATGAAAAACATGGCTGACATTATCGCGAATCTGGAGCAGATAACTGCGGGGATGAGTGACGAGCAGAAACGTGCATCGTTGGGAATGCTTGGATTTAGTGATCGTTCTTTGTCTGCGATGACTGCTTTGTTTGGAACTTCAGACGCGATTAGACGTTATGAGCAAGAGTTACGCAACGCGGGTGGAACTACGCAGGATGTTTCTGAAAAGCAAATGCAGTCTATGTCGCAACAGATTGAGATTTTGAAGACTCGTTTCATGGATCTGGCTTTGGGTGTAGGTAGTGTTTTAGTAACACAGTTTTTGACTCCTTTGGTGAGTGTTTTAGATTCAGTGGTGACGGCTTTCTCTGCTATTCCTGATCCTGTCCGGAACGTGGCGATAAGTTTGGGGCTTGTTGTTGCTCTGACTGGCCCGATGCTGTGGATGTTTGGCGCGACCACTAAAGCGTTAGGCGGAATGATGATTGCGTTTGCTCAGGCTAACGCTAGGGTGATGGGTTTCGCTACCCGAATGCTGACAAGTTTTAAGGCTGTTGGTGGTGGCGCTAAATTGATGGCGGCATATGTTGGGGCTTCTTTGACTTCGACAAAGATAGCGTTAGAGGTTGCTGGAATTGCGGCTCAAAAGTTCAAGGTGGCTGTTGTTTTTGCTGTTCGTGCTGTTGGTAATGCTTTCAAGGGTTTGCTGGCTTCCCTTGGCCCGATTGGTATTGCTCTTATCGCTGCGGGTGCTGCGTTTGAGATTTTCTCTGGGAAGTCTGCTGCGGCTGATCAACTGGTGACTAGGTTGAAGGATTCTGTTGATGAATTAACGGGTGCGTTTGGTGAGGCTACTGCTGCCGCGATTTCTTCACAATTCCGTACCGATATTTCTTCTGAGGATATTACGGCTCTCCGTGATATGGGCGTTTCTATTTCGGATATGACGCAGGCTGCTATGGCTGGTGGGGATGCTGCGGACGCATATTCTACAAAACTTCAAGAACTAATTGATCAGCAAAGTGTGGGGGATTTCTTTTCTGGTCAGCGTGATCTTCTTATTACTGCTCAGCGTAACTTTCAAGGTATGGCGGAGGCTTCGGCTAATGCGACTCTTGGGCTGGAGGCGGATGCGGCTGCACGGGCTGACGCTATGGCGATTGAAGGAA